CAAGAAGTATCAACTTTATTACATTACAATTCATCGCAACACGGACTGGCGTTTCTTTTGAAGAAGTCGCAGGCGGTTAATAGTAGAGGAGAAATAAAACAATGGCAAACATTAATGACTTCAAAGCTAAACTTGCTGGCGGTGGCGCAAGAGCCAATCAGTTTAAGGTTACAATGCCTTTTCCTGGTTACGCACAAGTTGGTGGAGAGATAGAAGACTTAGCATTTTTATGTACAGCTACATCTATACCGGCAATGACAGTAGCAAATGTCAATGTCCCTTTTAGAGGTAGAGCAATTAAAATTGCAGGTGACAGAACAATTCCGTCTTGGTCAATTACGGTACTAAACGATACAAATTTCAAAATCAGAAATGCTTTTGAAAGATGGCAGAATGGTATCAATAATATGACTGACAACGAGGGGTTAACTAATCCAGTTGACTACCAAGTAGACGCTTTTGTTGATCATCTTGACAGAAATGGTAATAATATAAAATCGTACACTTTGAGAGGACTGTTTCCTACAGAGTTAGGTGGTATTGATTTAAGTATGGGCGAAGCAACAGAAGTAGAAACTTTTGGTGTGACGTTTGAATATCAGTACTTTGAAACAAATACTACAACGTAATATTAAATTTAGGAGGCGGCCTTAAAACCGCCTTCTTAAAACTATTATAAGTAGTAGGAACAAAACAGGAGTTTAATTATGGCAGAATTTTTTGGATTTAAGATTACAAGAGATAAACCTAAATCCGATCCAAAACAAAACTTTAGTACGCCTCAAGCAGAGGACGGCACACAAGTAGTCGCCGCTGGAGGGTATTTTGCGTCTCACCTTGACATGGAAGGAAACGCAAAGACTGAAGCGGATTTAATAAGAAGATACAGAGAAATTTCAATACATCCAGAATGTGATATGGCGATTGAGGATATTGTCAATGAGGCAATAGTTTCAAACGAGAATAAACAAGCAGTTAGATTAATGACAGATAATGTCCCTTATGGACGTGATGTAAAGAGAAGATTAGAGGAAGAATTTTCAGAAATATTAAGATTAATGCAATTCAACACTAGAGGTCACGACCTTTTTAGACGTTGGTATGTTGATGGTAGAATTTATTTCCAAAAAATAATAGATACTGAAACAGGCAAAAAAGGTATTACTGAACTTAAATACATAGACCCTCGGAAAATTAAAAAAATCAGAGAGGTAAGAAAAAGAAGACCAGACGGAGTTGCTCCATCGGCTACGAATTTAGTAGACGAAACTATGGAGTATTTTTTGTATAATGAAAGAGGTGTAGGTGGTGCTAGTTTACAAGGTATTAAAATAGCAGTAGATACAATCGCATTTTGTCCGTCAGGAATAATAGATCAAAATAAAAATATAGTTATGTCTTATTTACATAAGGCAATTAAACCAGTTAATCAATTAAGAATGATTGAAGACGCTGCTGTTATTTACAGAATAGCAAGAGCACCTGAAAGAAGAATATTTAAAATTGATGTTGGTAATTTACCTAAAATGAAAGCTGAACAATATTTAAGAGACGTTATGGCAAGATATAGAAACAAACTTGTATATGACGCAGCTACAGGTGAAATAAGAGACGACAGAAACTATATGTCAATGTTAGAGGACTTTTGGTTACCAAGTAGAGACGGTGGTAGAGGTACAGATATTTCTACATTACCAGGAGGTCAAAATCTAGGAGAAATTACAGACATAGAATACTTTAGAGCAAAACTTTATCGTTCTTTAAATGTACCATCAAGTAGATTAGAAGCTTCTACAGGATTTAATCTTGGAAGATCAACAGAAATAACAAGAGACGAGTTAAAATTTACTAAATTTGTTCAGAGATTAAGAAAGAAATTTACTGAGCTGTTTAATGATATTTTAAGAACACAATTAGTACTAAAAGGAATCATTGCTGAAGAAGAATGGCCAATGATTAGAGATAATGTTTTTTATGACTTTTTACAAGACGGTCACTTTGCAGAGTTAAAGAATGCCGAAATGTTAAAAGACAGAGTACAACTGGCTAACGATGTAAGAGATTATGTTGGTAAATATTTTTCAGTTGAGTACGTTAGAAAATCAATATTAAAACAATCAGATCAAGACATAGAGAAGATTGATAGACAAATTAAAAAAGAAGTAGAAAGTGGAATCATATCATCACCTGGAAATCAAGTTGTTGATAGTGAAGATACTTACTAATATTAATGAAAGGAATGAAACATGCCGAATCAAGAAGTAAAAGATTTTATAGATAAATTAGGAGCTGGTAACAATTCAGAAGCCGGTGACGCTTTTAAAGACGCTTTAAGAGCAAAAGTAGGAGACGCATTAGATCAGCGAAGACAAGATATTGCTGGTAAGATGTTTAATCCAGAACCTCATAGTGATAAAAAACCTGAAATAGCAACTCCAGGACAATTCAATAGAGACGGAACAATAACAAACGCTGACGGTACGGACGGTAAATCAGCTGCTGATTTATCAGCAGAGACTAAACCTGAAGTAGCAGAACCATCTGCTGATCCGGTTGCAGCTGCTCCAGAAACACCTGAAGCACCAGCACCAGAAGTTGAAACTCCAGCACCAGCTGAAGCACCAGCGGAAGTATAATTAAATGTTAAGAGTAAGCGACATTGTGGAAAACAACAAACTATTTGACAGCAATTCTTATAAACAATTAACTCCTGTTTTACAAGACGCTGTTAAAAAAGTGATGAATATAGTAGAGGCAGATAAAAATCTTACTGCTGATAATATATTTGAAAAGTTTGAGGTTGCAGTAGACAGTGTTGCTACTATTAACTTAATAGAAAAAGAACAATTAGAACAATATTTTGATGATGAAATCAATGAACATTTAGAAAAATTGGGAGAATAAAATGGCAGATACAGTCACAACACAAACTATATCAGATACATCTGGTATTAAATACGTAGTTAAATTAACAAACCTATCAGATGGAACTGGAGAAACTTTAGTTAAAAAAGTTGACGCTTCAGCACTTACTTTTATGACCGAAGACGGTAATAGAAAGTTAAGTAAGATATGGTATTCTGTAAATAGTAATAATAACAAGTCAGCAGTTGAGTTGTTATGGGACGGAACTACCAACTCTACTATTGCTTTTTTGTCTGGAAATGGCCATTGGGATTTAAGAACCTCTGGAAATGAGATAGGCAACAATTCCACAACACCTACAGGTGATGTATTATTGTCAACTAAAAATTTTGCAGCTGGCGACAATTACACAATTTTATTAGAGTTTAGGTAAAAAATCTTATAAATATATCTAAAGAAGAAAACATAGAGGGAATTTATGAAGCTAATATCCGAAGAAGTACAAAACGCAGAATACATTGTTGAAGAAAACAATGGTAAAAAGAATTATAAAATTAGAGGCGTCTTCTTACAATCTGAAATCAAAAATAGAAATGGACGAGTATATGAAAAACAGATTTTAGACAAAGAAGTAACAAGATATAACGCAGAATTTATCAATAAAAAGAGAGCATTTGGAGAACTTGGTCATCCAGATAGTCCAACAGTTAACTTGGAGAGAGTATCACATATGATCACTAGTTTATATCCAGATGGTCCGAATTTTATTGGTGAGGCAAAGATAATGAATACACCATACGGTAAGATTGTAAAAGGTCTTATTGATGAGGGTGCTCAATTAGGAGTATCTTCAAGAGGTATGGGGTCTTTGCAACAAAGAGGTGGTGTTAATTATGTAGGTAGAGATTTTTATTTAGCTACAGCCGCTGATATTGTCGCTGATCCAAGCGCTCCAGACGCTTTCGTTGAAGGCATAATGGAGAGTAAAGAGTGGGTTTGGGACAATGGTGTTCTTGTGGAACAAGACTTAAGCGCTTGGAAACGAGACATAGAAACAGCAAAAAGACTACGTTTAGCAGAAGCTAAGGCGGATGTCTTTAAACAGTTTCTTAAAAAACTCTAGTTTTATAAATATAACACGAGAATTTAAT